ATAGTAATGCTTCTTCAAATGATTCTGATTTTGACTTTGGAGTAGCTACACTAGGAACATTTGGAGATTTAGCATAATGGCTTTTGGTACTTTAAAATTTGATACGCTAACAACGTCTGATACAGTTAACACAAGTACAGAGAAGTCTATCAATACAAGTTATGTGTTTAATGGTTTGGTTAAATTGTGGGCAAAAGTTAACCAAGATACTCCTGCTTTAACAAAAAGTTTTAATGTTTCAAGTTTAACTGATACAGCAACAGGACAGTACATACTTGTAGCTACTAATAGTTTTGGAGATGCTAACTATGCATTAACAGCTATGGCACAAGCAGAAGCTAGTAATAATAATAAAACAGAATATCAATTAGGAAGTACATCTACAACTGCAAACGTAGCTATAAATACTGTAGAAAATGGTTCTGATAGAGACCAAGCATTAACATCTAATTTAGTTGTTGGAGATTTAGCATGACAAAAATAGAAACACCTGAGTTTCAAGGCACACATTTATGGGAAAGACTATGTTGGGCAAAAGAAAACCTTGAAGGAAAACAAACAGACATAAGAGTAGTCTATGAAGACCCAGAAGACATGGACAATCCTGCAAAGATATTATGTCCTGACCCTAATTGGATGGCTTGTGCATTACAGGGTGGCATATTACCACCTGTTGAAGTCTACTGGGAATTAGCAAAGGATGAAGCACAACCTGATTTTAAGAAACACACAAGAGGGTATTTGTTGCACAATACTAAACCTGTTGAAGCAATGACAGAAGAAGAAGCAATAGAGTACCTAATTCAAAAAGATATTCCAGAACGTGTATGGCGAACATGGAATGAGGGCAATAAACCAAAGATGGTAATTTGCCGAGCACATCAACTGCCTGAACATCGTCAATGGCGAAACTCATGGCAGATAAAAGATGATATAGAACTAGCAGCATAAAGGAGAAACATATGACAAGTTTTATCGTGGATAAGGATGGCAACCAAATTGATGCATCAACTGTATCTTCTAAGCCATCAGACAGACATTTTAGAAATGCTTGGGCAATAAGTGGCGAAGTTATTTCTGAAGATATGACAAAGGCAAAGACAATCTTTAAAGATAAAATTAGAGAAGTTCGTGCACCTTTACTAGAAGCTGAAGATGTAGTGTATATGAAAGCACTAGAAGCATCGGATAGTTCAGCACAAACTACTAGTGTTAATAAAAAGAAAGCATTGAGAGATGCTCCTGCAGCAAGTGCAATTACTAATGCAGACACTATTACTAAGCTAAAAGCAGCGTGGGATACATCTGTACTTGGTGACAGTCCTTACGCATAAGGAGTAAATAATGGCTTTGACACAATTAAGGGCTGGTGCTTTTCCATCAGGTTCAGTAATACAGACTGTAACTACAACAGATTTAACAGCAGGAACTTATTCAAGTGTGGATTCAGCTAATCCTGAGACTGTAATAAGTACGTCAATAACTCCTTTAGCAACAAGTAGTAAAATTCTTATTACAGGATTTTTATCACTAGGCTGTTTGTATAGCTCTTATACTGGGAGGCTTGATTATCTAGGAGTTAGATTAAAAAGAGGAACAACAGTAATAGGTGAGCCTACTGATTTATCAACACTAACAACAGTTCATGGAGGTGATGCAACTGGCTCAAGACCTATGCACTCAGTTGTGAAAGACGCGGGTTATTCGGTATCTAGGTCTGCTTGTGTTCCTTTTCATTGGATGGACTCACCGAGTACAACTTCTTCCACTACTTATAATGTACAAGGTATCATTGAAAAAGTTGGTAGTGCATACACAATGATTAGAAATGGTAACGGATATAACTATAATACTGATGAATCACATATGGCAACCTGTAACTTAACACTAATGGAGATTAAGGGTTAATGGCAAATTTATCTAAATCAGAAACCGAGTTGCTAATGCTAAGAAATATTAGAAATGACCTGTTAATAGAAAGTGATTGGGTTGTAATAAAAGCTCTAGAAGCTAGTACAACTATACCATCAGAATGGAAAACATACAGGCAAGAACTAAGAGATATTACTAAAACTTTTAAGAGTATAGGCGATAAAGACTTTAAATTTCCAGATAAGCCAGAGAGCTAGACTATGAAGATAATTATAAGAGAGGGTAATATATGCCATACATAGGAAAAAGTCCTGAGAATGGAGTAAGAACACGATTTATATATCAAGCCACAGCAAGTCAAACAGCCTTTAGTGGTTCAGATGCAAACTCTAATGTTTTATCGGTAACGGATAGTTTATACATGGATGTGTATCAAAATGGTGTGTTGTTAAAAGCCGAAACAGATTACTCTGTATCTAATAACATAGTAACATTAACAACAGGTGCATCTGTAAATGATGTTGTAAGTATGATTGTGTATGATGTGTTTAGTGTTGGTGGCACATACAGTAAAACACAATCGGATGAACGCTACCCATTTAAAGGTAACAACAGTATTATAAGATTAAATGGTCAGACTATATCAGCAGACATTACTATAGATAGTGATGAGAATGGTGTTAGTGCAGGTCCAATAACACAGTCAGCTACTGTAACAGTTAATGGCTATTGGAGTATTGTATGACAAGTCAGTTAAATGTAGATACCATAAAAGGACAAACAGCAGAAACATCTATTTCTATTCAAGGTGAGGGAAGTGCTACAACAAACTTACAACAAGGATTAGCTAAACATTGGATACTTATGAATGGCACAAGCACTGTTGCTGTAACCGATTCATTTAATAATACATCTATAACAGATAATGGAACGGGTGATTATACAATAACAATAGCTAATAACATGGGTAATACAACTTATTCTGCTGTAGGGGGTGGTGGCTATGATGAGGATGGCACAACTGCTAACAACAGACAAGGACCGGGAACTTCAAACAAAACAGCAACTGCATTTAAATTAACTTGTGGCAGTAATACTACGGCAGCAGATGATTGGGAGTCTCCAACTGTTCAAACATTAGGAGACCTAGCATAATGGCTAGTGAACTTAAAGTAGATAAATTTACAGGTGTAACCACAGCAGGTGAAATTACTATTACACTTGAAAATAGTGAAAGTCAGATATTACAAAAAGGTTTAGCTAAAGTTACTGCACATTTAACTTTAGGAGGTGCATCTGATTCTGATGCAGCACTTAATGTAAGTTCCGTAGCAGATGGTGGCACAGGAAAAAATACTTTAACTGTTAGTAATCCCTTTACCTCTGCTACAGCAGCAGTAGGTAATATAAGTAACCATGATGATTCCTACAATCGTGGCACAGGAATTAGAGATGCTTCTGCAAGTGAGTTTGAAACTTTTATGTTTCAAGCATCTAGTGGGTCTTTGTCTGATAGTGATACTGACCACTCAGTAACTATACATGGGGATTTAGCATAATGGCAAGTGAACTAAGAGTAAATACATTAAAAGATGCAAGTGGCAATAACTCTGTAGGCATGAGTTATGTAGCAGAAGGAACAGCAAAGGCTTGGTTAACATTTAATGGTACTTCTACTGCTGCACTTATAGATAGTTTTAATATTTCTGGAATAACAGATAATGGAACAGGTGATTTTTCGTTTGCATATAGTAACAATTTTTCAACAGCTAACTCATACGTTGCAGGGGGTATGGTTGCTCCTTCATCAAATAGCGTTACCACTTATACATTAAGACCTTATAGTTCAGCATCTTTAGCAACAAGTAGCATAAGGTTTAGTATGGTATATAACACAGGGTCAGAAGGAGTATCTGATTATCCGTATGGAGCATCAACGATGGTAGGAGATTTAGCATGAGTTTTTCAGCCGATTTAGCAAAGTTCCCAAGTGCAACATCCGTAACGATGAACTCCGAAGGTGGTTCAGCTACAACCAATCTGCAACAAGGTTTAGCAAAGCAATGGGTGTATTTTGATATGGCAAGCACAACAGCAGTTGATTCGTTTAACACTAGCAGTCTTACAGATAGTGCTGTTGGAAAATATTATGCAAATATAAATAATGACTTTGCTAATACGAGTTATGTAGTGAATTACTCTGGAAACGCTTATGCAGGAGATTCTTTTCCAGCATCTCCAACTTGCATAGCAAAACTTAATTATTTAACTGATGGTATTCAAACTGGTGTATATGATATTGTTGTTTATGCTGGTTCAGCATTAGTAGATGGAAAGTATAATTATCTTATAGCACATGGAGATTTAGCATAATGGAAATTGATGCAATGTTATTTTGGAATATTATCTTAACAATGGTTGTTGTACCATTTGGTTGGGCATTTAATAAGATGTTCCAAGAAGTAAAACGCATACAAATATTATTGAATAAGACACGTGAAGATTATGCACGTAAAGATGATGTGAAAGATGATATGCATAATCTTATGGATGCAATCAAAAGACTAGAAGATAAATTAGATAAGATATTAATTGGAGCTAAATAGTGGCAATATTTACAGGTTTTAAACCACAGGCAATGCAAAAGATTGCAGGTAGACTTGGATACAAAGGTTCTATGGAAGATTTTGATAACTTCCTAGAGCAGAACCCTGAAAAAAAAAGGCAAATGGTAGTTTATGAAGAAGCTGCACAACAAATGGCTAGAGGTGGTGTTGTAAAAATGCAAGAGGGGGGAGATACTCCTGACCCTAACCAAAAAACTATAGGTGATGTTACAGCAGATAGACTATCTACACCTGCATTACCTCAAGGTGCTACAACAACTCCTGTTGGTGTGCCTATTGCTCAAGAGCAGATGAT